GTCATAGGCTTTACCAAGGGCTTCTGTAACTGTGGCAAGGTCTTTACCTGTACCAGCAGCAATATCTAATGCAAGTTGTTGTAGTTTTTGTGCTTTAGTAACGTCTTGAGTTGACCTAACAAGTCTGTCAAGTGATGGACGTAATTGGTCATCTGCAACACCTGTAGCACGTGCTGTTTTATCAATATAATCTTCAACAGATTTGACTTGAGCATCTGTGGCTTTAGTTGTGTTTTTAAGAGTTATAGCTAAAGACTTTTGTGCTTTCTCATCTTCAACAGCAGCTTTAACAGCGTCAATACCAATCTTAATGGCCATAGCCCCAGCTGCAGCACCAACAGCAAGAAATGCTGCTGCGCCTTTTTGTAAAGCGTTATCTAATTTATTGCTAAAAGTTTTAGTTTCTTTATCAGCTTTATCAAGCCCCTGAATAAAATCTTTAGTATCAGCAAGTAAAGCAAGTTTTAACGACCTAATCTCAGCCATTTAAGCTGCCCTACCTTTCCACTCAGTTGCTATTTTTTCATAGCCTTGTAACCATTCGCGTACAATAACTGGTTGAAAACGTTCTAAAGCAATAAAGATAAACCAACCACGATTACCACGCCCTTTACTTGGGCTACGTGGTGGGAACTGCTTTAGTCTGTTAGAACCAAATTCTGTACCAAATAAAAGCGTACCAGCCTTTGCACCACTTCGGGTAACTTTTGTGTTACCACCCATAGTAAAGTTAGGTGCTTTGTCTGACCTGTTAATTTTAAGTGATTTCATTATTGCATCTGCTTGTGCAGGGTTAGGTGCATTGTAAGCGTAAGAGGTGACAAATCTAGCTGCTCGTTCTGCTAAATCATTAGCTATCTTTTTCATATCATTTTTAGCAATATCGTCCATTTTACTAAACGTGGCTAAAAGAGAACGCAGCTCATAATCATCAACTTTAACCCTGATAGTTCTTTTAGTGTTGCTAGTTTTACCAGCTACTGCATTAGCCATTATTGCGCTCGTTCAATATGTCTATAGCCGTTGCCCATATATCGGGTTCTGCATTGAGCCAATAATCTGGTGTTATCCCAGTTGCTATTGCTAGTTCTACTGCTGTGCGCCCGATACTTCGGGCTTGGTAAAATTTGCTGTCTCAAAATCAGAAGCAACAACATCGGTGACTTTACTTTTCCAAATTTCAAAGTTTTCAACTTTTTTTGTGACTCGTTGTTGAATTTTGTGTGCCAAAAATAAAAGAAGTGTGTTACTTGGTGTGCTTTCTTCAATAAGTATTTTAACAATTGACTTACCTGAATATAGTTCTTTTTCTGCAAGTGAAAGTTCAATAGGTCTTGTCCATTCTTCAAACTTCTCACCTGTTTCTAATTCCCACGTTAATTTAAGTTTCAGCATTTTGTGTGCCCCTGTTCTTTAGTTGTTGTTATGCAGTTAGGTCTTCTGTTGGGATACCGACAACTTGTAGAGATACTGAACAAGTTTGTGCGTCTGCACCTGAACCAGAAATACTTGGGTATTGTGGTAATACTGTACCAGTTAAAGTTACACCTGTTGTTAGTGTTAACACAAAAGCAAGTGCTGTATCTGGTGCTGATTCGGTTGCGTCCCAAAGTGCTTTATACAAGCTGTCTGGGCTTTTACCTGCATCATTCAAGAAGTTAATATCAAGAGTGACGTTTGAATCAATGTATTTGTAGGCTTTGCCTGCAAGAGTGTCAAAAGTTAAACGTTCGGTATCAAAATTGATAGCAGAATCTAAAATTTGTTCACTATAGTTTTTTGTAGCAATAGTCAATGTTAATTGACGACCACTTAAAATAGTTGTTGCCATTTCTTACCTTTCCTAGCCTGTGTAGGCTGTTTGTAGTTGTATTTCAGCACTCAATAAATCTGTGCTATTTGTGCTTCTAATTCTTGGGCTACTTACAGACAAGATTATCCAACTTGTCGGAATAAGTCCAAGAATTGTTTCTATATCATCTTCCAAGTTTGTTAGCGCGCTTGGGTTTGAATACGTTGTGCTAACAACTTCTAGTGTTAGACGTACGTACCAATTCTTATTGTTACCTATTACTATTGGTTCTAAATATGGGTCACTAGCTAAAATTAAAGCTGCTGGTGGAATTATGATTTCTGGTACGTGGTCGTATGCAGAATAATTTGTGTTTGATGTTATTGCTGTTTTGAGGCCTGCTCGTAGCGTACTAAGAGCCATAGTTAACCTACTTGACTATTAGAGTCAATATATTTACTTATTAAACCTGTGACTTTGTATAAAAGAGTTCTGCCCATACGATATGGGGCTGGGGTAAAATCTAAAGCTTGAGAAGTGCCACCTGCAGCTAATCTTGATTGAAATACGTCAATTGCTATTTGTAGCACAGCTTCTTCTATAGCTGCTACGCCATTGTATTGTGATAAATCATTTTCAGCAGCAATTCCATTAGGTATAACAAATCTATAATCGGTATGTACTGGTGCGCTTGTTGTTGTAATTCTAAAAGTATATTCATCTACTATTGCAGATATTGTTTTATTGCCGTTAACGTGTGCTTCAACACCAGATATGGCTACTGTTTGTGTTTCATAAAATTTGTGTGGTCTTGTTGTGTGTATTGTTGTTTCGGTTGCTGTTTCTGAATAATGTTTATCTATTCCGACTTTCCATTGAATAAGAAAATCACCAATAGCGTCTTCTGATGTGTCAATAATTGCGTTTAATGCTGTGTCATCGTAAAGAGTATTTGGAACGCCAAGTACAGCTCTTAACTGAGCTGCTGTTACTAGTACTGGCATTTCATTTCCTCTCGTTTAGGGTGAGGCTAGCCACAGGGGCGAGACTAGCCTCACAACTAATTGGTTAACTAGTTTTTGTTAAACCAAACTGCTCCACCAGCAATTTTAACTGCTAGTGCTCCGTATCCGTAGTAATTAACGTCAATTTGACCTGTGTTAATTACGTTGGTACGTAGTGACAATCTTGGGCTTTCGTACCAAGTGAAAGCGTCAGGGTTCATTACAATCATTGATTGGTCACCAGTTGTAAATGCATCTAGTGAACGTGCTACATAAAGGTCAAGACCTGCTACGTTGCCACGTAATGATTGTGGTGAAACTGCTCCACCTGCGTTTTGTGGGTTGGAAGCTGTGTAAATTGGGCGACCACCATCATTGTAACCCATAATGTTGCCCCATTGGGTGCTGTTTACAACTAAGCTACGTGCAAATCCAAGTGAACCTGAATAAACAGTTGCTGCTGCTGCTGAAACATAAGCTAACAAGCCCTCTTTAGTATTGTCTTGAGTTGCTGTTGCTAATGCACAAGAATTTCCTAATTGGGTTGCAACATAAGAATCAGTTGCTTTTGCGTAAGCAAATTCCATTTGGCGTACAAGTTCGTCAAAGAATACTGGTGAAGAACGGTCTAACAATTCTACAGAGAATGTTTGTTGTCCACCAAATTTTTTAACTGCTACAGACACAAAAGATGAAGCTGTATCTGTTTCAGATAATGCTGCTTCTTCGTCTGCTTGTGCAACTGTTGGTGCTGTTGTAATTTTAGGAATTTCAAAGGACATTCCAGCTGGTGGCAAAGTTCCTTTTGATAGGGAATCAATAAGACCTCTATCAGCGTTTGCAATTCCGTTAATTACTTCTGTTGATTGTGGTGTTGGAATAAAAGCTGCGTTGTTGGTTGTGGTATCAGCTGCTAAAACGTATTGACGGCTGTCTTCGTTACCAAGTGCTGCTCTTAATGAGTGTTCTAAATAAGAACCTTTTGAAACAATTGGACTTCTTGGTGCTGTGAAGATTACAGGACGCATATTGCGTTCTTGGGCTTCAACAGCTGGGGCTGCAACAACTTCTGCTGCAACTTCCTCTACTACTTCTGGGGTAACTTCGTTTGACACGATAGTTTCCTCGCTTTCTGTTGGTTGTGAAATATCTGCACTTGCAGCTACTTCGGTTATTTGGGCATATTCGCCAAATGCTGGAAATGTTACGTGTGAAACTTCTCTTAGAGTTGCTTCGTTAACAATTACTTGTTCACCTTTGGTAACGTAATCATCAATCATTGCGCCTACGCTAAATCCAGTTCGTAAACCCTCTTGTGCTTCGGCTAATGCGTCGTCTCCTGCATTGGTTCTTGCTATTTTGAATGTTCCGACAATTCCTTTGTCGTCTTCTTCATATCTTGATAATTTACCTATTGGTCTGGTCATATCGTGTTCTGTGAAAAGTTTTATACCCTCACCGATTTTTAATGAGCCTTGTTGGAATACAACATCACCCATATTGGTATGTCCTACTTGACCAAAAGGAACAATAACGCCTGTTAATTCACGTTTTGATGAATTAGCTGCGATAATGTCGGTTGAGAATTTAATAAAGTTATTCATTTATCAAATCTTCCCTT